AGGTGTGGGACAGTGAAAAAGATCAACGGGGGTGAACTGTGAATTGACCGTTGTCTAGAAAGGAAGAACTGAAAGCAGTGAACTTGGGGTGGGATGATTCAACCGTCTTAAGGCCGTAGTCTTTACCGAGCACCTTATCGAGTGCAGTGCCAGCCATGAAGTGAAAAACATCCATGTCAGCATAGTCGAGTAGGGAATGGTAGTCCTCAGCTGTCAAACCATAGCGGCGACAGATGCTAGAGGATCTAGCGCGGTAAGTGGGGTAATCGTTGTTAACGACCTTGTAATGGAAAATGTCACTGAAAGTGGGTATAGGACTACCAATCGCTGCGTGCATTCGGTCTAAGAGCTCAAATGACGTGTAAGGGTAGGACCCCATTAGAAGACCCTTCTGGAATGAGCGCGCTCGAAGGACGAGGTCACCTTTACCAGGGAGATCACCGTTACAGGTGCCAGAAGCTCGCATAAGTACCCCAAAGTTAAGCATAGGTTGCCAAACGTTGTCTTCATCTAAGACGGGGGAATGCTTGAGGAACTGGATGTCTTCAATGTTCGTGATGGGGGTGCATCCTGTTAGCACGTAACCAGCTTGAGCTGCAGCATCAACGATATAAGGGTTTTCAGTGGGTGTGTTGTTTTCATCGACGTGAGGTGTGATGGGGTGATCATAATTGGACACTATGGAAAGGCCAATCAAAAGATTAGCGAGATTATTGATTCCAGTTGTGATAGTGCTCCCAGTCATGAGTTTCGGTGTGGAGGGGATAAGCTTCAAGGTGCGCTTGGGGTCGGATCTGTCTCTCACCATAAAAGGTAGCTTGCATTGGTCGACTAGCATCTGCATATCACGCCGAGGTTGACCTTCGGGGACAATGTTGAGCAGAGCGTCAAAAATGGCTGGGCCATGTGAAGCATCACATGAGGAGATATCGAGATTGAAGCGTTCTACGAGCCCGGTATTCTTGTTGCGTATAGCGAGACAAGAGTCGTCGGAGAAGTAGAGGAAAAAGAAGTCACCAGGGGGATCGATGAGTGAATCAAAGTGTTGCTTGAGTTGAAATAAATCGGGAGATTTACAGAAAACGAATTGACCGCCTAAATGTTCGACCACAGTGTCGTTTTGCGCGGTTTTTAAGAAATGGGTGAGCCTGAAACCGCGTAACGATGCGGCGACTCCCAGATCACAAATGGCCCTGGG